CCCCCTTCGATTCCTCAAATGCGAACATTTACCCCTCCTTATAGGGCTAAGTTAGCATCCACCCTAGCGGTTCCAACCGCTAATTGGGCGAGATAAGGCTAATAAACGCTTGCGGGATGGGCAACGTGGAATTCTTCCACGCGTCCGCCGCGGCGTTGTTCGCCAGAGTGCCTGTGTTGGTGGTGCTGGATGCACCTTGGACAACACCGGCCATCATCCGCAGGAGGTTCGCACGGTCAGCGATCGTAGATCGAGCCGGAGCGAACATCGTGACAATGCCAACCATCGCGTAAGCGACAGCGGGCGGTGCCACGTAACCAGCGGAAGTTCCCGAGGCGCCAAGAGTCTCCATAACGGGGACCTCAAGCTTCGCCGTTGCCTTGTAGTCGCCCGACTTGACTCTCTCAATTGAGAAGGTCAGTCTCGGTTGACCATCAACCGGTACGTTCGCGACAGCCGCCCGCCAAAACGGGAAAGGGCTGTCCGTGATCGGTTGCAAGGTAAACTCTGTCGGAGTACCGTCGTCTTTGACGAGAAGATTCGTCATTGCGGCCATTGTAAGGCCTCCTTTGCTTTGTTATTTCAACGCGGGTCGTGAACACTGGAAATCATGCGCCTCAGGTCTTCGGGCAGGAAAACGAGGTTACCCTCGTCAACCAACTTCGAAAACCACAGCACAGCCAGCTTCACTCTGTCCCTTCGAGGAAGGCCAAAAAGGCCAACCTTATTTGGGTCAGTGTTAATGACATTCAGCCGATACAGGGTATCCGCATAGCGCTGAAGCCGACCAACTTGGCCGGTCTCAGCATCTATGCAGAGGAACCCTGCAAGAGCGAGGTCAACTGAAGCGCGAGGCTGAGTCTGTTTCGAGATACGCATGAGAACTCCTTATGTTCACTTTAAAACTCTGGCACACACCTGTGTTACCCAGAGAGTGGATCGGACTTCTAGCGGAGTCTTTGGTGGATTAGCGACACTGCACTCAGGATCCTTCGAGGCGATAAAGCCTCTGGGACTGACCTGAACGAAGGTCGCGGGACATCAATCGCGCTGGTAGGGACCCTCGACATTCTGAACGCCTCCTGTTTGACCTTGCTTTTAGCAATAGAAGCAAGCCAAACAGGGTCGCCAGAAATAAAAGGGCCTTGTTTCCAGCCGGCTCGTTCGGTCCATAGGAACCGTCCGTTCAACTTGGGTATAACACTCCAAGCGGATAGGTAGCTGCCAATCGGTAAAAACCAATCGACAACAAACGAGTAAGGCACCAGTTCCCAAGCTACCGTTAGCGGGTCGAGTAGACCCAAACTGCGGGCAAGACTTAAATCCTCGTAGAGCTCACAAAGGAGCACCTGGGAATAAGTCCAATGGGCCAAATTTACATATGGCCCAGTGCTAGGGTAAACTAGCGTCTTTCTCTTGACAGCAGAAGATACCCGGAACCTCAACACCCTCGGACCAGTCAACGCCTCCAAGGCCTTAGCGGCCTCATAGGACTGACTAATCAGGGGCATGAAGGCATACTGGGTCTCCAGCCACCTTCCCGACAAATCCCGTGCATTCAAAGGACGGATACCGCCCCGCAC